GGCGGCTACGCGGTCACGAATTGCATTGATCTGACCAAGCTCATCAAATCTGGGTAACATCTGCATGAACTCGTTAAAGGCGGACAAGCGGGCTGCGGGAGATCCGAGCCCAACTGCTTTTACAGCGTCAACATCATAAACAGCTTTAACTGCTTCCCACGGAACGCCACGTTCCTCAAGCCTGCTGCGGAATTTTTTGGCTTCGGCAGATCCTTCTTCCCCGGGAACCCATGTATCGCGCTGAAGCCTTCTGAACTGCTCGCGGAGCAAACGTCCCCAAGGGACATAAAACAAGTTCATGGAGTTCGTGGTGAGGATTGCTTCGTTGGCCACCTGAGCCTCTACTTCGGTTGCCGTGCGGGGATTCCCGGTGGGGGCATTCATCTGAGTGCGGTAAGATCCAGTATTGCTCTGACGAACCATCGCCATTTCGTTTACAATCGGCTGAACATTTGCGGCTAAATTCGGATACTGCGTCTGGACAACATTCAACCCCGGAGGAAGGAATGAGAGGGGTCCAGAATAAGCCACCGTCATCTTGGATACATCTTCGGCGCTCTGAGGTTGTAATAGTACTGAGGTCTGTAACATGGCTCCGTCTGCCATGGCACAACGCAAACGATTGGTCATCTGAATGTGCGGGAAGATCTTATATCCTAGACCGCGCGTCGAATGATAAAGACCATTGCCAACGCCGTAGGTAAAGATATGGAAAGCTTCTGAAGCAGACTTAAATCTATGAAGTTTTTTAAATAGGAAATCCCCGGAGCCGTCGCGAAGTCCAATGGCATGGGAGTAAGTCCCATCGAATTCCCTTACGTAATAGTGAACGACGTGAACTTCTTTTGCTCGAACGTGTGCGAAATAAAGGTCGTTCGACTTTAACTGTCTTTGCAGTTCTTCCCAGTTAAGGCCGTCGGTAGGAAAGGTTGTGGTAGCATTGCGGATCGCGGTTCTTACTGCGTCCACATTCCAACCGGCTTGTTCTGCAATCTTTGGGTTCTCGATATACTGGTAAAGTTCGTGAACCAAATAGATCCTGCGAATAGCAGCGAACTCTACTTTGTCTTCTGTGGCGGGAGTTCCGCGGGGGATGAAGAAATCTCCAATTGGGCAAACGGTCCACTGCCAGTTCCGCTCATCTTCAAAGTAAGCGATACCTAGACCTTGAGATACAAAATAATAGGAAAGCAGCTGCTGTTTAAAATAAAAGCTTGGCCAATCCTTTGTCACAAGACGTGTGAACTCATCTGCAATTATAGACGCATACTCTTCACGCTGGCTTTCATCGCCAAATCTGGTTCTAATATTAACAAGTCGGTCAACAGAAGTAACCAAATCATTGTATGAAGTGAGGGCTTTTTCAAGATCTGCCCCGGCTTCACCAAAGTTCAGATTGGCTCTATAGCTTTGACCGAGCCTACGCAGGACAATGGGGTCGTAAGGAGCGGCTCCGTCAAACATGTCCATGATGCGGGCGCGATCGCGGGCTCCCTGTTCATCCGCCAAGTATAACTGTTGATATATGGAGAAAAGTCCGCTCTGGTCGGTAATTCTAGTTTTTGGTGCTTTTCCGTTTTCGGATAGCGTTTTTAGGTCATCGTCAGGAACGGAATTCGTGTTGTATTTGGGTTCCACAAGTCCGGCTAGTATGGGGGAAGCCAATATTCCTGTCAATCATCCTTTTTAAGAATTCAAAAAGGAGGATTCGGATACGGCCGCGTCCAGCTTCTTAGCCTGCGCCTGCCAAGACGATCGAAGTTTACCGCCAACTAGAGAGCCCGCTGAGATACCAAGTTTTTGTCTGGCTAGGTCTAGACCGAGAAAGAAGGCATCTGCTAAATCGGGCGACTTACCTAAACGTAATTTATAATCTCTCTTGGGTTCAACTGTTACTTTGCCCCCCGCTGTAGTGTTGTATTTCCTGCCAGTCATTTCTTTTGCAAGATCTGGTACAATCCCCCTCAACTGCCCCGACCTCATGTACTCCACGCCGGAAAACCAGAGTTCTGTAACTCGATTGGTGTACTTGTCTAAGCCGCGAATAGGGTTGGTTATACTGACGGGAAGTGTTGAGGCTTTTTCACCAAACTTGATTCGTAAAACTCGGTTCGACCATATTTCAGATAAAATGTCGCAAAAAGGGTCTCCTGCTCCGGTGGCGTCGATAGCCAATCTTTCGGGGGGCACGCCGGACTCTTGACAGACTCGCATGACTTCTTTAGCAATTTGAAAGTTGCGAGGCTCTGCTTTAGTTACGTCTTCACGAAGATTGTGAAATTTATGTAATGCGACCGCCGGACCAGACTCTTCGGTTTGGCCGTACTTAAGAATGGCTAACACAGATCTATCTCCTCCATTGGTAAACGCAGGGTCAAATCCGGCCAGGTAAAGAGGGGGCTGAGACCATCTTGGCTCTTTAGTGACATCATACTTCCTGAAGTCGGCTTCTGAATATATGCCTTCCTCCGCGCCAACGGGTGCGGGGAAGCTCCGTATAAATCTCCAGAAAGACAGGGAGTTCTCGCCTTCGTTATCGATTGCGTACTTAACTTGCTTGGAGGTTAGCAAAAAAGGCCATTTGTCGTCGTGTTCAATGTTTGGTGTCTTTAATCCGTCAAGGTGAATACACTTTCCCGTTTTTGTTTCCCACTCCTCGGCCTCGACTGTAATAGAATTCCATCCGTCTTTGGGTGTCGAAAATACTCCGAACGGATCATATTGAGAATTAAAGTTTCCTAAAGCAACGCATTGGAAGTGGGGATTTGCATTAAGATTGGAGATAGCTTCAAAAACAGAATTAGTAACGTCCGTTGCCTCGTCAATAATCAGGAACACTCTCTTGTTCTTTAACCCAATAAGTTTTGCCGTGGCTTCTTTTTCTTTGTCTGGGCTTGAGGGAACTAGGGTAATGGATGAACGATCTGATGCTTCGCCGGATTCGGATACGTCGAGAACAATCTTTCCCATGGAGTCTACCAACTTTCCAGGAAGTCCTGGAACCTGCATATACCTCTCGCGAATAGAACCCCATAATCGTTTACGAGCTTCTCGAACGCTGGTAGTTGTTACAAGCACGAGAGTTTCATGCGGGGCGCAAAGCCAATTTACTAACCCCCACATAGCCATTGTTGAAGTTTTTGCGGAAGACTTTGGCCCGGAAATGGCCAAATAGTTTTCTTCGCAAGCTCGTTCAATCATCCACTCCGCCCAAGGATGCCAGTAAAAACCATTCTTGCTCTTTGTTTTATGGTAAGGCCAAAGGAGATTTACTATATTCTTAAAATGCTGGGCTTTGCCCAAGCCTCCGTCTTCGGGCTTCAATCCCATTTTGAAGGCCAACAATTCAATGTCGAGGTCTCCGGCTCCGTCCGGCCAGGACTTTCCATATTTTTCTATAGGCAAGGGACTACTCTGCATAATTACTTGACAGTTGTCAATTTGAGTTCACTCTACCCAGCACGATGAACATACCCCTAAAAAATGAACAGTTGTACAAAAGGCAAAGTCGGAGAGCGTGAGTGGCGCGACGTCCTCAAGGCGAAGGGCTTCGAAGCGCGCCGTGGTCGGCAGTTTTCCGGGAGTCCGGAATCACCCGACGTTGTCAGCAACCTCCCATTTCACTTTGAAGTCAAGCGGGTTGAGGCCCTCAACATTAACAAAGCTATGGAACAGGCCAAACGAGACAGTGGCAAGAGTGTGCCAGTGGTGGCCCATAGAAAAAACAAGTGCGCGTGGCTTGTTACGATGGTTGCGGAAGATTGGCTTGAACTAGTTCGTGAAAAGCATTCAGACGCTTGTTCAACTGCACCCGTGGCAGGAGAAATCAAAAAGTATTATACTTCAGGCAATTCGGAACCACTCGATCGCGCTGGATTGCTCTGATACTGGTACCGGAAAAACTGTCACGGCTTGCGCTGTGGCAAAAGAACTTGGTTTTGAATTTGCCATCATCGCCCCCAAGATTGTACTTCCAGCATGGAAAAATTGGTGTAGCACTTTTGGGCTACAACCTAAATTCGTTTTAAACTATGAAAAACTTCGAACTGGGAATACCGAATTTATAAAAAAGCTCGGGAACAAACAATGGGATTGGAGGCATAAAGGCAAAACCTTCCTCTATATCTTCGACGAGGTTCATCGCTGTAAGAGTTACAAATCACAGAACGGGGCGATGCTAGAAGCCGCGGCTGGGTCGAACGTTCTCATGCTGTCTGCTACTGCCGCGGGGAGTCCTATGGATATGCGTTTTACTGGTCGACTTCTCGGACTCCACAATGGGGTCGACTATTTCAAATGGCTTCACAAAAACGGTGTGGTAAAAGCTCCGTGGGGTGGGATGACATTTCGCGGTGGGAGGCGTGTACTTACCGATATCCACTCAAAGATATTCCCAGCTAAAGGGGTTCGGGTGCGCATCAGTGAGTTAGGGGACGCTTTCCCAAGTAACCAGGTTAACGCGGAGGTGTTGGATATTTCGCCCAAGATCGGTGAGCTTTACCAGAAGGTTGAGGAGGAAATTCTGGAGCTAAAAGATCGGTCTCGTACTGATGTAGACCCAGAGAACCCGTTGACTAAGCGATTGCGGATGAGGCAAGAAATTGAATTACTGCGGGTGCCAGTCATTACAGAGATGGCGGAAGAGTTTATCGAGGAAGATAAAAACGTTGTTTGTTTCATAAACTTTAGACAGACGCTCGATGCTATTGGGGAGAGAATGAAAAAACATAAGCCAGTTTATATTCTTGGCGATCAAACTACCGAAGAGAGGGAGTCGGCAATTGCTTCTTTTCAGGCAAATAAATCCCACTTGATTATTTGTCAGATTGCGGCCGGTGGGGTGGGAGTAAGTCTTCACGACCTACATGGAAGGCCGAGAGTTTCGCTCATCAGTCCTACATATTCTGCTGTTGATCTCAAGCAGGCTCTCGGTCGTATTCACCGCACGGGAGCTAAAACTCCCGCGCTACAATACATCCTATTCGCTGCTAACTCGGTTGAAGAGGAAGTAAGTAAATCAGTCAAAACAAAACTTCGAAATATTGATTTGTTGAACGACGGTGATTTAATCACGCATAATTAGCGCTTGACGATTACGTTTTTAGAGTCACAATCCATGGCACGCTGATGGATACGCAACACGCAAGATACAGCCCGAGCACTCTAAAGAGTCGGGAATTATGTCCGGGATATGAACCTAAACGGGACGGGGAGGTTCACATAGTGACACAACGTGGAACCGCTATGCATCACGCTTGTGAAATGAGCGACTTTGAAGATTTGAATGCCGACGAAACCAAACTCGTAATGAAATGTTTAGATTACATCGAACGTTTGCGAGCGGAGTTAGCTACCGATGCTTGACCTCAAGGAAATTAAGCTGGAGGTTTTTGATCAATGGGGTTTTGTTGATCGATTGATGATTCGTGGGGATAAGGCCCATCTTATTGATTACAAATTTGGATTTAACCCCGTTGACGATGCGGAACATAACGCTCAAATGTGGGCATATACTCTCGGTGTTTTTGATAAACACGATTATATCAAAGAAGTTACTGTACACATTTTACAACCTCGTCTAGATCTTATCTTCACTCACACATTTACCCGTGAGGGGGACTACGAGAGAATACACAAACGAATAAAAGGAATCATAAACAAATGCAAAAATCATACAGAAGCCGATTATACACCTGGGGATCAATGCGTTTACTGCCACAAGCTAGCAGACTGCCCAGCAGTCCACGGAGCCACAATGCAGATCGTTAAAGCTTATGACATGGCGCATGACGCTCAGTTGCCAGAACTATTTCAGCCAAGCCAGTTATCTACTCCGGAGCGTCGGGCTCAAGCCCAGCGCATTGCGATGGTCATGGAGGCTTGGTGTTCGAGCGTTCGTAAACACAATTTAGAGTTTGCCAAAGAGGGTGGTGAAATTCCGGGCTATGGATTAAAAGAAATCCAGGGCCGCAGGGAAATCAAGGACTCTGAAAAGGCTTGGGATTTGGTGAAAAATAAACTTACTCCGGAGGAGTTCAGCTCCGCCTGCGAGATTAAGTTCACAGATTTGGCCGATCTAGTTGCGGCCAAGGCGCCTCGCGGTCAGAAGACCGTGGCGAAAGAACAACTGGAAGATGACCTCATCGCTGCTGAAGCAATGACGCGTGGTGAGCCATCTTATCAACTAAGAAAAAATAAAGAAATAAAAGAGATAAAACAAATAAAATGAAAACATCATTCAGTAAGAAAGATAAGGAAGCCGTGGAGGCAACCGAAGATAAAGCATTGGTTGTGGCTGGGAGCAGGTCTCCTTCCATCACCAACCGCAACGCTGGGGTGGATGGAGAGTTTAAAGCTTCCGACTTCCTCATCCCGAGGATCAACCTTGTCGGCAAGACAGGTAACCTCAGTAATAACTTCCAACCAGGTTCCTTTGTGTTCAACAAAGAAATGGTTGTTGGTAGCAAGGACTCCGCAATGGAGGCCATCATCACTCACATCCAAAAGAAATACATTCAGGAAATCCCTTACGGGACGGATGTCATTCCGAAGATTTTTGCCTCGCAAGCCGAGGTGGAAGCTGCGGGCGGAACTTTGGATATCTCAGAGTCCGAGGATGTGGATCGGTATATTCCGTTCCTTGTCTTGACCCTTTTGGTTGCAGAGCCAAAAGATAAGAATCCGATCTTCTCGCTTGAAGGTCCGGATAAGAAAAACTACGCGCTGGCGCAGTACAATCTCACTAAGAGTGCGTATCGCGGAGCGGGTCGTCAGTTGTTGACCGACAGTCAAACCGTCCTTCGTGGCGGGTTGACCAAGGGTCGGTATCAAGTGAGCAGCAAGCTAAACACCAATACGATGGGCAGCTGGTTTACGCCCACGTTCAAGTTGGCTGGGACAAACGATGACGAATTCCAGGCTTGGGCTTCTAGCTTGATCTAAGTAGATGAAAAAGGGGAGACGTTCCGGCATGGTGCGACGCGAGAGGCGTCGACAGGTTAGGTGTGTCCTGCCGCGTGAAACACCGGACGTCCTCCGCCA